CGGGCGCCAGTATCTCCCACACCGGGTCCTTAAAGGGGACCAAGCTACCGGAACAGGGTACTATATTTACTAAAGCCGAGCGTCACTCAACTTCATGTTTGAAGTGATAGTACCGTTCATCACTGAACACTTCCGCGGAGGTGCTCAGGATAAGACGGTCAGTCAATTCATCCATGTCGAAGAGCCCAATATCGTATTTTGCCATGATAACATCAAGGAAGCTGTAGTCATCCAGTACGATCTCCTCACCAAGGATTTTACGATAAACGTCATCAACCGTGTAGACGCCTTGTCTTGCAAACCAAGTTAAATCGTGGAGTTTAAGACCTTGAATGGATACATTGCACTTGGAGAAGCGGAGCATGAATTTATCACGAAGGTAAGCAACATGCCTAAACTCGTACGCATAAGACAGGGACTTGCCCGCCATGTACTCATCATCACTAACTTCTGCATTGCGGTTGGCTCGAGCGTTGAACCGCATGAGGGCCTTGCCAATTAGTGGGACCATACACAGTCTGTCACCTGCAGGAACGAAAAAGCGGGACAAAAACGTTAAATCACAGTAAAAGCGACGCTCGTGGGCCTTAAGCCTCATCCCAGCGTCAAGACAGTGTTTTGTCCATCGGTCGCAGCTAATGCCTTTTTCGTTGGTACCAGCGGCAATATCATCACCAAGAATTGCTACCTTCGTCCCTCTTATATTGTTAACTTCACAGAAAGAAACCCAGAGTGCTAAATTCCAAACGCTGTTGCGACCCGTGGTATCAGTGCCGCCGGTGGCCAGTTGATTTTCGATGTCGGCAGAGATACCGTATTCATAAGATACAACGCGGAATTTCCTGGAGTTTTCAATATAAAAACGACGGAACCAATAAGGGGCTCCCGAACGTTTGAGCCAGTGTGCAAAAATCTCATGTACGTCAACCAGTTGACTCTTATCATTGGAACTAAAATCGCCTTCGTAATAGCGAGGACACCCAGACAGATCTTCTGCGATCTGGACGTCTGTCTTGGTGTATGCCCATATGATTTTTTCAACTACTGGTGATGAGAACGTGTCTGTCGCGGCGAAGAACCTCTTGTTAAATTCATCCATAAGAGGTCCAGTCAGGACGTTGTATTCGTCAGATCCGACATAAATAATGCGCGGAGCCCAGGACGGGTCATTTCGTTTTAAGAGTACTTCACCCTTGACCAT